ACCACGAAGACGGCTACATACTTCAAGCCAGGGGTCATCGGCGAGGTGGAGTTCAGGCGGAAGACGCCTCGCTACGCTGCGTTCCTCGACCCGCTTGCGGCCACGTCGCGTGTGAGCGAGAAGAACTTCCGGGCAAATGCCGACCAGGGCATCTTCGTTGCAGTCGAGTGGGCCGCGCAGTACGGCATCGACGCCTACGAGATTCCATTGGCTGACCCCGGATTGGCCCTGAATCAACTCGGGCTGGTGCAACTCACGCAGAACCATTGGGGGCCAAATGCCGACTTTACCAAGACTTCTTGGAACTTCTACTTTGCCGGCGGCTACATCGACCGCGCCCACGTCAAGGCCCAAGCTCTGCTTCCTGGTGGGTGGGTCCAACTCACAATCGACCCGGCCGAGAATGATCCCGGCGATCCGAGTGTGGCACCGTTCCGCTTCATCGGCGACTATCAGCTTCGGCTCGACCTCTCCACGCTTGCTGGGCCGGTCACTGGCCTAATCATCTACCGACACACGCCGCGCATGGTGAACGTCGGTGTGCCATACGACAACACGCGCATCACAGCCCCCGGAATGGAGCCGAGCGCGCGTCATGCGTTCTTCGTTGCAGTCGAGATTGGCGAAGAGTTGTCTAGGCATGTGCCGACTTGCGAGTGTGAAGAGTTCGTGTACTACACGAGCCTGATCTACCCGACGCTGGTACAGGACACGCTTTCCATAGCAACGCCGGCTGTCCAGCCTAGCGTACTGTGGGGCTTGGCAAACGAGACGTTGACGATTCCGCAGCCTGCACCGCAGAGTGGTACACTGGTCGGCACGATCAGCTACCTCAACTACACCAACGGTCGTGACTTCAACGCTGACACGTTGACGGTGCCCCAGCCGGCCCCGCAGAGCGGTACCTTGGTTGTGACCATCAACTACCTCAACTACACCAACGGTCGTGACTTCAACGCTGACACGTTGACGGTGGTGCAGCCTGAACCGCGAGACACAAGCACGCTAGTCGTGGTAATCTCCTACATTGATTATACCAACGGCCGTGACTTCAACGCTGACACGTTGACGATGCCCCAACCCACACCGCAATCAGGAACACTTGCATGACCATCATTGAACAGAAGACACGGATCAAGGGTGAGTACCGGCTCGTGTTGAACGCCGGGCTCCCCACCGAAAAGGACACGGGGTGGTTTGACAACCTCGTGCTCGACAACGGACTCAACATGCTGGGCTCCGGGCCAACGAACTGGTACGCCAACTGCTCGGTCGGAACTGGAACGGCGGCACCGGCCAACGCACAGACAACCCTGACCGCGTACCTCGCTCAGAAGCTCGGGATCACCTCGTCGTCTGCGAGCAATGTTGGCAGCCCCTCGTATGCGGGGCAGTACACTGCGGTGTATACGTTCGCGCAGGGGGCGGTCGTCGGCAACATCGCTGAGGTCGGCGTTGGCCCTGGTACTGGCGGCTCGAACCTGTTCTCTCGCTCGCGTATTGTTGACGGTGGCGGCACCCCCACTACCCTGACAGTCGTGGCGCTGGATCAGCTTACCGTGTACTACCGGGTGACAGCCACCCCGACGCTGACCGACGCCGCTGGCTCGTTCCTCATCAGTGGGGTATCCTACAACTACACGAGCCGGTTGTCCAACGCCGGGTCGTTCATGGCGACAACGTCGGCGTGGGAGGGCACTTCCCGCTGGGGCTCCCTCGTCACTGCTGGCAACATAGTAGCGACGTTCAGCACAGCCACATTGGGCGCGACCACTTCTGCGCCAGGAGGCACCGCGTACAACGGGGCTACTCTCAGCATGGCGGCGTACTCTGCGGGGAACTTCTACAACGACTGCACGCTGACTTTCTCCACATCGCAGGGAAACGCCCCAGGTGGCGTTGGGTCGATTTGGGTCGATTGGGGCAACACCCCGAGCAACTCACGCCGGCACTGCTCTCAAATGTCGCTGTCTCCGGTGATCCCGAAGGACAACACGAAGGTGTTGACCATCGTGTTCCGGTACTCATGGAGTAGGTGATGAGCCTACCCCTGGACAGCGTGACTCCCGAGCCCGTGCTCGCCCCATTCGTATCCCCTGCTGACGACGTGTACCTTCCGTTGGAAGAGAGGTGCCTCGGCGGGACAGCCATCGGCGACGGGGCCGCTGGCCGGGAAGTGCAGGTTTGGAAGATCGCCTATGATGGGACTTCCGTGCACGTCGGCCCCGACGGTGGCGCGGATCAGTTTGTGCAGGCGCGGGCTGGGGCGTACACAGTCTCCCTCGCGTTCGACGCCAACATGGCGTTGGCTTACGCGTGGCAGTCGGTCAACGGGGCGAACCTCTACTACTTCGATTCCACGCTCGGTAGCTACAACATTCTGACCATTGCTGACGCGACTTCATGCCGCGTTGGGGTGGACGACACCCGTGAATTCCTATCCGCCGCGTCGGACATAATCTTCGCGTACACGCGCGGGGGCCAGTTGTACTGGCGACAGCAACGTGACAGATACCTGACGGAGCGCCTAGTTGGTCCGTCAGGTGCATCCATCCTTCATCGGTGTGCGCAGAACACACTCAATCGCTTTCAATTCAAACTAGGACCACCCTGATGCAACAGAAAATCACAGAGGTACTCTCAGCGGCCCCGCCGTTGGCGGCAGGTAGCCTCGTCCTCTTCGGGGTGCCCCTAGCTAGCTGGGTGCTGATGCTCACCGCAGTCTACACGATCTTCCTCATCATAGACAAGGCCCCGGTCATCATCGACCGCCTGCTGGCCTTCGGTTACTTCATCAGCAGGCTGTGGACTGGCGAGTTCAAGGAGAAGCGGCATGACAAACAAGGCTGACGAACGCGAACTTGCAACTCTGCACGGCGAGATTGCGCGCGGGCTCACTGGCATCATCAAGGATGGCGCGGTCGTTGGAGACGACGGCGAAGGTGGGGTTATCAGAGCCTCGGCCTCGGCCGCGTTCTACATGGCCGGTATCACCTTCCTCAAGAACAACAACATCACGGCAGACGCAGGGACCAACAAGGAACTTGACGACCTGACGAAGGCGCTGCAAGAGCGGCGGCAGGCAGCCAAGGGCAAGATGACACGCACCACGGTGCAGGAAGTCGCAGCCCATTTCGAGCGTGAGCTTGGGGCAGGATTCGACGCATGAGCGGCCAAGAGACTCGGGCAGCGGCCCAGGGTCGCTGGGCACGCCTTGCTATTCTGCAAGACCACTACTCGTCCTTCATCCCCTTCCTCGAAGGAACTTGGCTTCACGGCCACCGCTATCCAGCACGAGATTGCTGCGTGGATGGAGTACGGGCCGCAGTACCTCATGGTGCAGGCCCAGCGCGGGCAGGCGAAGACCACGGTTGCCGCGCTGTTCGCAGTGTGGTGCCTGATCCACTCGCCAGCCCACCGCGTCCTCGTCATCAGCGCGGGCGGTACGCAGGCCAACGAAATCAGCACGCTGATCGTTCGCGTCATCATGTCAATGGACGTGCTCGAATGCCTGCGGCCAGACAAGATGGCCGGGGACCGCACGAGCGTTGAAGCCTTCGACGTGCATCACAGCCTCAAGGGACTCGACAAGTCGCCATCCGTTGCCTGCGTTGGTATCGACTCCAACCTGCAAGGGAAGCGCGCTGACTTGTTGATCGCGGATGACGTGGAGTCGGGCAAGAACTCGGCCACCGCCGTTCAGCGTGCGAAGCTGCTGCACATCACGAAGGACTTCACGTCCATCAACTCGACCGGCCGGATCATCTGGCTTGGCACTCCGCAGACGCTCGACTCGATCTACAACTCGCTCGCCGCTCGCGGTGTGAGCATCCGCATCTGGCCGGGCCGGTACCCGACTGAGAAGCAACGCCTGTTCTACGGCATGAACCTCGCACCGTCTATCGTGCTGGCTCTGTCGAAGAACCATTCCCTCGCTACAGGCGGCGGGTTGCTGGGCGACCAAGGCCAGCCCATCGATCCAATGATCTTGCCGGAATCAATCCTGCAAGCCAAGGAACTCGATCAGGGCGAAGCCTACTTCCAGTTGCAGCACATGCTCAACACCACGCTCTCTGACGCACAGCGGTATCCGCTCAAGCCAGAGAAGCTGGTGCTGCTCCGCACAGACCAAGTTCGGATGCCACTCAACATCGTGCGGGGCATGTTGGACACGCACATGGTCGAGAAGTCCATCGCTGACTTCCCGTTCAAGCTATCCATCCCTCATGAAGTCTCCACGGAGACGGCACCCTTTCAGTCGCTATGGGCTTACGTAGACCCGGCTGCTGGCGGGGCGAACGGGGATGAGACGGCCTACGCCATTGGCGCGTTCCTCAACGGCAACATCATCCTGCTGGCAGCCGGGGGCATCCCTGGCGGCTACGAGGAAGAGAAGCTGGAAAAGCTGGCGAAGATCATGGCCTGCTATAAGCTTGACGGTATCACCATCGAGAAGAACATGGGCTTCGGGGCGTTCCGGCAAGTCTGGACTCCGATCTTGCGCAAGCACTTGCAGTGTCAGATTGTAGACGACCTTGTGACCGGGCAGAAGGAAACCCGGATCATCAACACCCTAGCCCCCATCATGGGCCGTGGGGCACTTGTCATCGACGAGAACGTGCTCGCCGAGGACAGGGCCTGCCTGCAAGCCTACTCCCCGAGTATGCAGCAGTCCTACTCGCTGTTCTACCAACTCGCCAAGATGAGCGCTGTGCGTGGTGCCCTGGTCCACGATGACCGGGCCGACGCACTTGAAGGACTGTGCCGCCACTACCAAGAGGCCATCGCACTCGACCAGAAGAAGGGCTTGGAGAAGATGCGCGCCAAGGCGCACGCTGCCAGCATCGAAGACCCGTGCGGCCACAACCGCTACACGGCAACGACGCCACGCAGGCACGCCTCCATGCTCAAACGACGCCGATAGCGCGTTGCCGTTTCCTACCCAATCCGGTAGGGCCATGCCCAATTTGGGCCTCTCGCAAAGGAATCATCATGCGCGACACTTCCATCGTTTCCCCCGGCCTTCTGTCGAACGGCTTTCTCCTGCGGCGTGAAGCCGCCAAGGCCATCAGCACCATCGAGATTCAAGCTGCCCGCACTGCCGGTGGCAAGACCCCGGCCGCTGCCAAGCTGTCCGCGTTCTTCGCCGACTGCGTGAGCAAGCTGGCTACGCTGGTCGAGGTGGTCCTTCCGACCGTCACCACCCGCGTCCGCACGAACTCGACCACGGCAACCATCACGTTTGCCGAACCGCTGCAACCCTCGACCTCGGTGCCGCTGTCCTGCTTCACCATCGGTGCGCGCGTCCTGTCGGGCGTCGTGGTCACGGGCAGCACTGTGGTCATCACCGGTGTCGCCATCACGGCCGCTGACGTTGTGACCTACACGCCCCCGGCTACCTTCGTGTCGGCTGGCAACCCGGTCCCGCAGTCGCTCGGTATCCGCGACCTCGCCGGCAACCTCGCTGCGACCTTCACGGGCGCTCTGGCGTAACCCCGTGCGCCTCCGGAAAGTTGATACGTCAACGCCGGGGGCGGTCCATGCCCTGAACAAGCTACAGGCAGAGTGCTTGCCGAGCGACGTTCCTTGTGAGTACAAGGAGAATGACCTATGGTGGATCGTCTATGACGGCCCTCTTCCCGTTGGCTTCTGCGTTGTTCGCCCCACTCTGTCTGACATTGGCATTTGGTATCTCGCCCGCGCTGGTGTGGTTCAGTCACACCGCGGTCGGGGGACTCAGGTACGCATGGTTCGCCATCGACTACTGGCAGCCCGCAGGTCGGGTGCAGTGGCTGTTGTCAGTGATTGCACAGCTAGCAATGCCGCCAGCGCCAACTCCCTCATCAAGGCTGGATTTCGCGTGTACGCTCCGCAAATTCCCTGGGCCTTACCCAATTCGATCTACTGGATCAAGACACTCTAGGAGAGCACATGAGTCTGCCACTTACCGGCCTAGACCCCACCAACAAGCCGCGTTCGCTCATGGTGGACACGCACGGCCGGCTTGTGACCGACTTGGCCCCGCGCCCGATGAACGTCCGCACGCTGTCGAAAGAATCAGCGCGCGCTGACGCTGACGGCAACCTGATCCTCGCGCCACTGGTCCCCGAGTACGACATAAAGGCGACCTACGTGGACTTCGGCCGAGGCGACCTGACGGCAGCCGGGGCAGTTGGCCCGAACACCATCGGCCAGACGGCAGTGATCCTGGCGTCGAAGGGCTACAACATGGTGCACCACCCGTACCTGTCAGCCTTTGGGTGCGACTACCCGTCAGCCATCGTGAACGAGCGCAACATCGCCGGCACGAACTACGTCGCCCTTGGAGTGGCCGCTGCTACAGCTACAGGCGTCAAGTGCGTGCCCTGGATCAAGACCCTCGTTGGCAGCGGCGGTGACAACAGCGGCTCCCCGAACGCAGGCATCACTTCGCTCGCCACGTTCCGCGCGAACGGCTGGTTGCTACAAGTGCAGAACGGCACGACCCTTGGAACCATCGCCGAAGTTGGCACAGCCGACACGGTGAACACGAAATGGGTTTCCCCGGCCATCCCGGCCGCGCGCGAGTACATCATCAGCGCTGTCGTCGAACTTGCCACGCTGAACCCGAGCATTGACGGCATCCTGCTGGACTTCTGCCGCTACCCAAGCCAAGTTGGCCTGGGCTGCTACAGCACCCCCTCGAAGGAGTGGTTCGAGTCCAAGTCGGGCCGAGCTATCGCTGTGTGGCCCCAGGACGTGAGCCCTGGCGGCTCTCGCTACGCTGAGTGGCTCCGCTTCCACACCTGGATCATCACCAGTCTGGTGGCCGAGATTGCCCAGCGCGTGCGCACGGTCAACCCATCCATCAAGATCGGCTGCTCCCCGTTCCCCGACAAGGCCGGCCGTGAGGCGCGGTTGCAGTTCGTGGAGCAGTGGGCGCGTGAAGGCTCAATCGACTGGATGTTTCTGCAATGCTACGCCGCGTCCGATGTGGACCCTGTGGGCTTTGCTCGCCAGCTAGAAGAGGGCCGCGCTGCTGTAGCTGGTACCAACTGCCAGTTCTTCCCGATCATTCGGTCGATGCTCGTCGCTAACGGCGGCGTGCGCGTAAGCGCAGATGTGGTCTACGCTGACCGGGCCAACGTTAAGGCAGTCTCCGGCTGCAACGGTATCGCCGAGTTCTCGTGGGTAACAGAGCAGGCTACCAGTATTCCCAACGTGCTGACTTGAGGCAACTATGACAATTCTGAATACTTTGAATAAGCCAACGAGCTTACGTGTTGACACTGACGGGCGACTCAGGGTAATAGGCGAGGGCGGCTCTGGCACGCAAACGGTTGCCAGTGAGGCGGCAATGTTGTCCCTAACCCCGACCTACGTTGGAATGCAGGTGCTGCGCTCCGACATTGGGGTTGCTCCCGGCACCTTGTACGCAGTGCGCGCACTCCCGTCCAACATCGTTGGTAATTGGTCAAGGGTTGCTGACGTTGGCGACGCCCGTTTCCTGGGATACTTCACCTGGGCGTCACAGCCTACCCCGGCTAGCTACACCCTGGTTCCGCGCGACACCTGGGTTATCACTGACGTAGGCCGCGCGCCTGGAACTTGGTGGACCTGGGACGGCACCAAGGCTGTGACCCTCTCTGGCTCAGCTATGCTGGCTCAAGGTTACACCACCATCGGCCCCGGGGCGATAAGCGCCTCTGAGCCCACCACGCCCGCCTTGGTGATCCAAATCCCGGCGGGAATGTGGCGAGTTGGGGCACGCTTGCGCTTCGGGGCTACCATCGAGAAGAACGAGAACACCATCGTTGGCAACGGGGCGATCCGTGCCGGTACGGCCGGCACGTCAAGCGACACCATCCTCACGACGACCGTGACGCAGATGCCGCCAGCCGCAAACCGATCCTACAACCTATTGTTTGAGTTCCGCAGACTGTCGGGCGGTTCCAAGTTCATTGGCGCGGGGGACTCGAATGGCGTGCTGGGCAAACTGTCGGGTGGGGCTTCGTCCCTCTCAGCAGCCGACCAAACACTACCGTTCGATCCTACTACCACTGCGTTCAAATTCAGCTTCGGATTCTGGCATACCACAGTGGTTACCAACATTCGAGACTACTTCTTGGAGTTTCTGGACTAGCATGGTTACGCGCACTATCGATCCACGGCCCGCGCAGGGGGCCATGTACCTCTATGGCCGCACTGCCTACCTCGCGGCTGCGCACAACGACGTTCTACAGTATGCCGAGGGTGTGTGGCATCCCGCGTACCAAGGTAACTTTTTGGGGGTCAACTACGCCCTCAACGGAACTACCATCACCACCCTCGGGGCCATGTCGGCTGGCCCAATCCTATGGGATGGCCTGTACTACATCGGCCTTCCAGGGGATGCGGACACTCTGACAGGTGCAGCCACTACCATCACGGACGACATTTTCAGTGCCGTTCCCGGTTACTCGGGCTGGTGGAAGTCAACCCCGATGCCAGGGATCATCAGACGGCTGTTCGTGGAGAGTCGATGCCGGGGTTTCAACTACGCCGACCGGATTCTTGGAACTGCCATGAGGCAACCTCTTAGGGCCTATGTCACAGAGAACCCGGACGGGGGTACCGACGAGAGCGGTGGCGGTGCCTTTCCCGGACTTTACAACACTCAGTTCGAGTCCGGCACCAAGGATATCCTCGACGGCACCGGGGATGGCAACATCTGCAACCGGATTGGCCCGGGTTTCGACATCATCACCGGAACGGGGCAGAAGGGCATCTGGTGGGGCAAGGAAACTGGCGGTAAGGAACTCTACGTATGGACGGGAAGCAGCACGCTCAAGCCAGCACAGTGCTGGGGTGGGATTGCGCTAATGATCGACGGCGTGATGCCACAGCGCACAGTCATTCGCAGTGCCTCACCTACCAACACCCGCATCGACAAGCTGTTCATTCGCGGAACAGACAACGGGATCGGACTTGGGTATCCGACATTCAACTCGGCCAACGTTAGCATAGGCGAGCTTACTGTGCAGGCGTATTACAGCGTCGCCGTCCCAATTTCCTGTGATGTTGGGTACACAAACCTCGGTCATTCTATCGACTTGCTCGTTATGGACACGGCCACAAGTGGGTATGAGCAGGAAGAGCCTACTCAGGAGAACTTTGGAGACACGTACGCCCGCTTTCAAGGTGGCGTGGAGGGTGTGAACATCAATGGGTGCCAGGGCCTTGAGATTAAAGAGCTACGTGTGCCTCGTGCGCACGGCCACGGTGCTCTCAGCATCGGGAATGCGGCCATAAGTCAAGCTGCCACATCTAATATCCACGTCCGAGCGGGGTGGCTAGAGGGCATCGACCATCCACTCTCCGACCTGCACGCGCTGGCTTCGCAGAACTGCTCAAACTGCTCTATTAGCAACCTCACAGTCGTCAACCAATCCAACGGGACACAGCTAAAGGGCCAAATCGACCTGAACAACGTCAGGTTCATCGACTCCTTTAGCTCGGAGCGCGAGGCCCCCGATACGGCTATTCTATCCTTCTGGACTCAGGACACCAAAGGCGGTACCTACTACGAGTCCGGTCCCGGGCAGGTCAACGGTGCCATCGTCGGACAGGTCCGCTTCCGTGGTGGTGGCATTTTCACCAAGCGCAAAGGATTGGAACTCCGTGATGAGATACGTCCCATGAAGTTCCTGGCGTACGCGGCTGGCAACATCGCGGCAAACACGGTGCGCTTTGACGGATTTACCGTCCAGCAGGGCCTCAGCGGTAACCGTAGCACCGGGACGGAAGCCGGACACGTAGTCCCCGCCGTCACGTTCAACACAGCAGCCGGCCAAACCATCGGCCAGCAGCAGTTCAACAACGTGCACTTTGAGCACGCGAGCGGGCCTACCGTCCCGGAATGCAAGTGGCGCAGCATCGACCTTGGCACGACTGTGTGGACTTCCGTTCAAGGCAAGACGACGGATGGCTTCGTGAACGCCACTGCCAGCTACCTCGGCTCGAAGCCCTGGTCGGGCTGGGGCAACCGGGCTGACAAGTTCCGCCGCTCCTTCCTCGGCTAGAACAGGCCCGGGAGCAGGGCAAATCGGGGCGCTGGCAAGCGCAGGTAAGTCCCCGACGCGCTGGTAGCCCAGCGCAATTCCAGCGCCTCCTAGGCCGTTCTACGGGCTCGGGGCCTCGGCTCGCGTACAGCCCTGTGGCGGGCTCAAAATTGGTCCGCTATAGCGAGGGGGCACCTCCGACCGCCGCGCGCTCCCACGCCCCCGTACGGGCCTGCGCGTGTGCCTGCGGGCGCGTGATGCGTGCCCGTGCGCGCGCATTGTACCACAGATCGGCAAGGCCCTACGGTTGACAGGGAGATAGGCAGTGTGCTAGGCTGACAGCGCGCGGGCGCAGGCGGGCATCTGTCTATCGCTCGCCGGGCACCGGCCAAGGGTTTACCCTATTGACAGGGCAGCGGCCAGCCCCTACATTAGAGGCACGATACGGGGTGGCTGATTCGGTACCCCTATTGCAGAATGGCGCGGCCTAGATGGCGCATCTATTCGTGCCGACAGGCACCGGGCACCAAGGGTTAACCCTCTTGACAGGCCGGGCAGGTAGGCAGTACATTAGAGGCTCGCTAGGTTGACAGGCAGTTCGGTAGGCTTAGGCCAATAACGATGCCAGTTGACAGAGCGGGTAGGATAGGCTAGACTGTAGGCCAGTTCGGTGCGTAGCGGGTAAGACTGCTAGGCGCTTGACAGGTAGGCTAGGTTAGGCTAGAATGCTGGACAGGCAGGCACGCTGTATCTATAGGTGCCAGTGAAGCTCTTTACTTTGCATCGGGATAGGCTTAGGATGCAGGGCGTTGAATAAAGCTCTAGACACAATCCAATGTGGTCGAGTAGCGGATGGTTCTATGGTCGCTGGATGGATGCGGGTTATTGCATTCGGATGGATAAGGCTGTGGCTCTTGATGCGAAAGTGTGAGCGGGCAAGTACGGTGCGCAAGCACTACCCTTTAGGGGTAAGCCTTCGGTATGTCCGAAAAGTCGCAATGACAGGGTTCCGCCTATTGCCGGACTGTCAGGGATCATCCGATCTTATGCTCTTGCCTGAAGGGACAAGCGCAAAGGGTACGGGGTCACGCAATAGGGTAGCGGTGTAGTTCGGTCTAGGGCCTAGCATCGTAAGAGTAGCGTGGCGCTTCTATCGCCTAGTCAGGCAGTATAGAGCATAGGGTTACGGTGGTCCCGACTGCGCCTTAGTGAGTCTGTGATAGTTGACAGGCCACTAGGGTGCAGGATTGATGGCAGGGAGTGTGGATCATGACCACTCTTTGCATAAGGCACCGGCTGGCGTCGCTCTTTACCCTCAGACGTGAGCGTTACAGCCAACTCGGTTCGCTACAGGCTTAACCATGCCATCAATCCTGCACTGTCGCAGGTTGACAAGGGGAAATTCATGGGAAAAGCAACTGCGGCACCGAAGCTCATCGGGGATGACGTGCTGGCATCGGTCATCAGCGCCTTCAAGGGCAAGATGGCGAAGCTCTGGACCGAATCGCACAGCATCGCCTACTCGGCGGTGGTGGCGATGCACAAGATCGGTGCCGACGGCAAGCCGTGCAACAACGTGTTCTACATCAACGAGTTCTACAAGTCGTTGGGTCACGGTGCGCGTCACGTCGCCTTCACGGCATGGGTGATTGCGTTCGGCGGCGTCAAGGCCAACGACGACAAGTCGAAGATCGAACAGACGCCGTTCATCCTCGACAAGGACAAGGCCGTCAACCTCGAACTCGCGGCCAAGACGCCGTGGTTCATGTTCAAGCCGAGCCCGGGCCCGGATGCCGTCATCGACATTCTCAAGCTGACGCTGGCGCTCATCAAGAAGGCCGCGAACCCGAAGGAAGGCCAGGAAGTCGCACACTCGGCGATGTTGACCGAGTTGCAAGCGCTGGCCGACAAGTTCGCACCGACTGACGAAGTTGCGGACTCGACCGGCGACGACGGAGAGACGAACACCGCGCCCGCTCCGGCCATTCCCGAACTGACGAACTGATCGAGTTCACCGGCGATAGGTATGCCCTTCGGGGCGTGCCTATGCCAGTGCATTCCGCACAATAGGAGAGGATCATGGGGTTCCTGGTGGTGTCTTTGGTGGCGCTGTGCATTGCATGGGCGCTGCACTTCCGTGGCTACGATGATGTGGTGCTGTTTTGAGCGCCCAGCGTCAGTGGTTCAAGGCCGCGATGATGTGTGCGGCAGAGGGTAGGCGGATGAGCTATCTGCCTTGGTGAGTGCAGCGTTGAGCCTTCGGGCTCACCAGTGCGCTTTTGCACGATAGGAGAAGCCATGCAATACAACGTGATTGTTCGCTACTACGGCGGGCGCGTGCCCACGGTGATCCAGGCCGAGGGCAGCGTCGCGGCAAACGACATGGAAGTGGCCCTGCGTTCCGTGCCGGTTGTGGACTTGCAGGACATTCGGATTTTCCCGGCCATCCGCGCTGGCGACAAGGCCGTGGACCAGCATGTCGTGGATTTCATCCGCAAGATCAAGGCAGGCCAATTGGGGCTGAACGTCGCCTCGATCAAGTTCATCCGCGAGACGTACAACTGCGGCCTGAAAGAGGCCAAGGACGCCTACGACTCGATCTGAGCCTACCGGCTTGGGCACCTGCGGGTGTCCTCGCCAGTGCGCTTAAAGCAAGCTGCTCGGCCTCATGGTCGATGCGTGCCCTGAGTGAGCACGGCTGAGGAAGCCAAGCCCGCTGGGTTTACCTGCCCTACAGGATTTCGTGTGCGTCAACGGCCACGATGGAAGCATCACAGTTGAGTGAGTCACGTTCTATCCATCCCTTCCCTGTTCGACTCAGGGGCCGGCCCCGATGCTGGCGCGGGGCGCAAGGGTCTGGATGGTGCGTGCCCGACAGTAGCCGGTTGCTACCTGCCGGCGTTTAGGCTGGAACTGCTGATGTGTGGCTATGATGGGAGGAAGGCCGTCCCTAGCTTCACGACCCTCTACTCGGATTACTCCCGAGTCTTTGGGCAAGGCGGGCGGTGCCCCGATGGGTTTCCTGATTGCGACGCATGAGAATTGCGGCCAGTCGGGCGGGGAGAGTACACCGCGCAGAGTCTCAGTCGGTAGTGGCTGGATGTGGCGAGACACCACAAGGCTCTGCGCAGTGTGCTTGTGGAACGTGAGACTCGTCCGGACGATCTAACCAGATGAGCACACTCGTCGGCTTTCGAGCCCTGCTGCGCAGGCAGGTAATTCGCTAGGTTCGGTAGACGTTAAGGTGGAACGTAGCCCATAGGCAGCCAGTAGTCAGAGTAACGACCACTGCCCTTGGAGTGCGCTCTTGCACTACTTCAAGGAACGATCATGTACGCATGGATTCTCGTCTTCATGTTCCCAGGCCAAAGCCAGATTCACAACGTCTTCACAACGTCGGAACAGGTGTGTCAAGCTCTCGGCTACGCCGTTGAGAGCACCATCAGGGCAGAGAACCCGAAGCTCCCGAAGTTCGACAATGGGCAGTTCTTCGCTTGCATCGAGGCGAACTGAGTTCACAACGCAGGGCCCACCGGGCTCTGCCTTGTGTGCTTCGGCACGTTCTAGGAGAGCGTTATGCGCTTCGTAATTCGTTGGGCCAACGGCCATTGGGTGATCTTCGATCTGGAATCCTACTCGGTGGCTCGTTTCGCCGGGACTCGGAAAGAGATCGAGCGCATTTACGAGTTCGGTTGACATGAAGACCGTTCAAGTTTCAGACGACGCATTCGCGGCGTGCCAAGCAATCCTGCAAGGCGACGCCGTGGACAAGCGAACCCGTGACGCGGCCATCGAGTGCATCGACGCGCACCGCAAGGGCTTAGGGGTTGACGCCCATGTGGCGGGCGTGCTCGCAAAGCACGCTGGGCGCATGGGGCAGCAGAACAGGTGGGGCCGATGAGGTGGCCGTGGAAGAGGGCAAAGCCACCCGCCCCAAGCAGGACGTACCCATTCGTCAGGCTCATTTCGTGCATCCCTGGGCACTCCGAATGTGGATCACCACGTTTCATTGCCCTGGTGCATTGCGTGCCTTGGCCGGGAGCCTGCGAGGTGTCGCTGTCGGGTGGTGGGGCATCGGAAATCGAAGCCGTTAAGGCAGCGATCCGTTCAATCGTTTCCCACGAGCTTGAGACGTGGATCGCGGGGCACATCCGCGTAGAATTGAGAACACCATGAAGCTCTATCTCAACATTGGGCTCGGCGGCTCGAAGTCGCACGTGGACGACAACACCCAGCTTTTCCGACGTGGGCTCGCGCTGGATTGGCTGGCGCAGACCTTCGGCACGTTCTCGGTCGAGTGTGGGCACACCGCCTTCGAGCGGGTGATCGCTGTAGAGGTGCCGGTCATCCAGCCACGCCGATCGCTGGACTCGGCGATCCTCAATCTGTGCCATGCCATCCAGCAGGATTGCATCGCTGTGGTATTCAAGCATGTGGCCCAGCCCATTGATGGCCGGCTCATCGGCCCACGGGCTGACGAGTGGCTGCCGTTCAACCAAGACCAGTTCGTGTTCCCCACATGGAGGTTCAAATGAGCCAAGCCCAAGCGCACAAGCCTGTCCACGGCGGCTACCCCAGCGCAGCGCACATCGTCGCCTTCGAGTCGGCCCAGCGCAGCGCCATTCCTCGTGCCGTGCAGGGTGGCATCCAGCCGCACAGCATCGGCGGGCTGTACCCGATGTTGGTGGTCTGCATCGACAGCGGCGACCGGGGCCGGCACTACGAGTTGCACAACCTGCAAACCGGGAAGGCCGCTGTGACCTACAGCGGCTACAATCCGCTCGTCCGCAAATGGGCGGGCCACGCTGGGGGCTACGACTTGGCTCACGCTTTCGCCGAGGACGTGCAGGCGGGCCGCGAGCTGACTGATTGGGCCTGATCGAATCCAGCCCCTTGCCCTTCACAAGAGGGCTCGGGGGTGCATTCCGCACCACATCGGACAAGCCCACAGGAGGGCACCGGCGTCACTCCATCACCTCAAGGAACCTCATGGCAAAGACCATTCGTGAACAGATCACCGCCAAAGAAGCCCTCATCGTCGCTGCGCAAGCCGCCATCGTCGAACTGACCGCGAAGCTCGGCAGCGAAGTCGATTCGGCTGCCATCGTCACGGGTGCCGGCGTCACGTTCGACTACGGCAAGGGCACGACCCGCCGCGAACTGTCGGGCGTCGTCACCGGCGTGAAGGCTGCTGACCCGGCGAACCCGAAGTCGGCCACCCTGGTACGCGTTGCCGTGGGCGACGGCTTCGCTGCGCAGATCGTCACGATCTACACGTCGAACGTGAAGAGCGTCACGCCGGCCGCATAAGCCGCGTGCATGTGACCGGCAGCCCGGCACAGTCGTTGATAGAGTCTATCCCCTTGGCCCGTTGTAGTCAGAGCAACGAACCGGGCCTCGGGGATGCGCTTTGCATCTAAGGAGAACACATGATCGCTTACCGTTCGCTGCGTGCCATTT